GAAAAAGCTGAGCAATGGGGTCTTTCAGAAATATGTGGCATGGGGTATCGCAAAGCTCTTGAATTTTTAGTCAAAGACTTTGCAATTCTTATGTCCCCTGAGTCCGAAGAAACAATTAAAACAAAACAACTCTCTCCATGTATCAATGACTATATTGATAACAAACGAATTAAGGCATTGGCAAAAGCTTCCGCCTGGATTGGTAATGATGAAACACATTACACCAGGAAACATGAGAGTTATACTACTGATGACCTAAAATCCTTTATCACAGCAATGGTAACTTTCATCGACTCAGAACTTGCCTTTATGGATGCGGAACAGCTTCTGCGTAAATAGACTCCTTGACAACCTTCGCATCATATTCAATGAGTGGCTTACAATGTTCTTTATCCATCTCTGCCAGAAAATTTCCTTGGAAATCCCAGTACTGAATAACTTCACGTACTGGGTCTTTTTCTGTCCCCATACCTCTTTTAGATTTTGTTTCAATCACTTGTATTACTTTTGCACTTTGTGTCCCATCCGGTCTTATCACTCCTGCTGCCTCCTTTACTGGTCTACGCACTCACGTTTCGTGAGTTTTAAGGGTAAAAAATTTCGCTGATTGGTTTCTGAAACAGTGCCGCAATACGGATTTTAATATTATCTCTCGGAATTCTCTCGCCTCTTTCATACATAGATAGTGCTGATACACTTATATTAAGTTCTTTTGCTGTTTCAGCCTGTGTTCGTTCCCCTCTTAATTCCATCAAGCGCTCGCCAATCGCT